TCGCCGCGGCCCTGCCCAACGCTCCCTGGAACAGCGGTCCATAGCTCGGTGGACTCCCTCCTCCATTCCACGTCGTCAAGAATGTCGTCAAATCGAACGTGGTCTTGCGCCGGCCACCCGGGGGCAATCCCGCGAATGTCCGGCTGCCCGTCTTATCTTTGCGGTTTGAAACGGCCAACTGCTGTTTAGCCACCAACTTTACTGTCGGAATCCGGTTGGTCGCGGTGATGGCCGCCACTTGGCCGTAAGTGCTTTCAGCGGCACAATAGAACCGGTTTGCGTTGGATGAAATGTAGACTGGCATACCTTAGTCAGAGCTCGCGTTTACTTGAAATGAGACCGTGGCGCTCTTGATGAAGTTGCGGCCGCCGTGTTTGACTGGTCCGAAAGAAATCTCATACCCGCCCGCATAGAATAGTCCTTGTCCCCAGTCGCCGCGATTCTGGTTGAGGATCTGTGTGACGGCGTCCGTATACAATTGCGATGTCCCGTCGATTCCTTCCAGTCTGTCTTGCGACACGCGGACATCGATCTCCATTTGCAGTCTTCCAGAAAAGCTCCGAAATTTCTCTCTGAGATCGTTCACAATTTTGCCGCAATAAACATAAACGGCAGTGTACTTGACGTCGGCACTTTTCTCGGCCACGTCACTGGCTACGTTATCGGTGAAGAAACGTGCTGCCGGCACCGGTGATAACGACACGTTCTCAGCTTGCGCCAGCATCGCAACATTGGTGTTTAGGCCGTTCGGTGCGTTCATCAGTTGCAGCACCTTCGAAGTTGCACGGCGTGCCATGCTAACCATGCCGCCTACCCTCTCTGTAAGTACTGCGGCAGCACGCGGTAGTAGTTTGGCGCCTGCCCAATGCCTGGTCCCCGTCCGAAAACCAGACCGGAGGTGGGTAAGAGCCACGGCTGGCCAACCGTGATCGGCACCGGATTTTGGAGCATAATCGCATCGATGGATGTTCCGGCATAGACATTCCAGACAGTTGCATTTGCGGGCGCGCCCAGGGCTGTTACCTGAATTGAATTCTGGTCCAAGACAGCCGCAGATGTCACCGCGCTAGCCATACCCTCTTCTCCGCGCGCATTCAGCCATGCCGTCTGCACAAAGTAAGTACCGGCCTGGAAGATACCGGCGATCACATCAACTTGTGGGCTCTGCGCCACAGCCACCGGATCCGATACGATTCCGACACCGGTTTGCATGAGCATCGAACGCGCCCACTTAGCAAGGTCAGTATAGGCGCGCCACTTCCCAAGGTACCGGTCGTTGAGCTGAGTGTTGTATCCATCCCGATAAATCAACTCGAGGGTGCGAAACGTATGCCATAGCCGAAGCGGCGGTGTCACGAAGATACTGGATAATTGGAGCGTCGTGGTCAGTACCATTCCAGGCCACCAGACTGACGAGGAGGCTGGCGAAAAAGGCGACCGGCATGCCGCTGCGTTGATTTCAATGCCCAACTCGTCCTGCGCGAGCGATATCTTCGCCATCGCATCGATCTCCTCCGTGCTCGCTACATCGAGGGCTGCGCTGTCGTGGGCTGCCAGTTGATCGAGTGTCGAGATCGGTGCGTCAGTAAACAGTGCCATTGGTGATGAGTGAGGCGTCTTACTCCCTCGCGAAGCGCTTGCTCTGCGAGGGTTCTGCCGTAGGGACAAGCACCATTTGCATTTTGTTGGTGATCGTCTCGTGGTCCGCTGTGCGCTTGGCTTCGGCCTTCTTTTCATGAAACTCGCGGACCGCTTGTTCTGTAGCCAGACGGGCGCGGCCGTCCGTTATCATCTTCGCTGCGAGTGGCTTGGGCACCTCGGTCAATAAACCGTCCTTGCCCCCATCCGCGGTTTCTATGCTTTCGATGACGACAAAAGGCTCGACGAGAGTCTGCTCGATGTCACGGATCTTCTGATAGTAAGTTCTCAAATTCATAATTGGCCCGTGCCACTCCAGAGGTTGTTACGAAGCCCCAGTGCGACGATCAACATCATGAGTTGACCTGCACTGCAAAGTTGTTTCGGAGAGCGGCTACACCATACAGAACATCGACGGTAAACTGCTGCGAGAGCGTGTTTGGCTGATAGCTCATGATGACACGCATTCCAAAGTTACCCAGGTCCGCGTATTCAGCAATCGCTCCCGTTCCCGGTAAAGGTTGCGGCAGACGCCGAATGACGAGACCGATCGCATCGCGAACAAAGGCGAGGTTATGGGTCGTTACGGGAGCGCTTCCGGTCTTCGCCACAAATTGAGAGCGAAAGACGAAGAAATCCTTGATCTTGCCGACGGTGCCCTCCACGAGCGCTCGCAAACCCGCATCGCCGGCCGTTTGAAATTCGCTGAAGCGTGGAATCTGTCTCATCTGTGAGTAGGTGGTGGCATCGACCAACAGGTGCTTCGGTTGGGTGGCGGGGACCTTGGCTTGAAACAATGCGGTTTCAGCGGCGTCGATGACAGCTTCAGTGATGGGCGTCGCCGCGACACCTACGGGTGTGTTGGCCGTAAAGCTGGCGTATAAACCCAGCAGATCGGCCTCGATGCGTTCGGCGATGGCAATCACTGCAGGCTGCATGTAGACTCGCAGCAAATCAGGCACAGCCAAAACTTTGGTCACGTCCGGTATTTGAAACGTAGCCTCCGCATGGGTGTTGAGCACGATTTGTGCGTTGCCCAGGTTGGGGTTCTGTGTACTGACTGTTCCGCCCTCCGCGATATTGTTTGCCACCAGAGTCGGCGGAATCGGAACGTTGACGGTGTCTCCGGCCTGGGCCAGTGTTGGCTCATAGTCACGGTTCACTAGGTTGCCCATGACGAGATTTCCGACGAGGGCGGGCAGGGCATCCGCCGCCACAAGCTTTACAATCGCGCTGGCCACATTAGTTGACGTAATCGCTGGCATTCGTTTCTCCTGTTGTTTCGTTCATTGTGCGTTGCACGTTCATATCTAAGATCCACGTAGGGCCTGAGCAGCAATTCTCGCGATCTCGTGTCGAGCGCGTTCCTTGTCTTCCGAGCTCATTCCGGGCCGAATGTGTTCCAGATCAATCGGTGGACCGCTTCCTGACATGGTCCTTTGTGTAGATGAAATGCCGGAGCCGCCGGGGATACGCGCCGGTAGAAACTCGGGATTTGCATGGACAAACGTTGTCAAGTAATCTCTTAATGCGACATCAGCGGTTTCCGTTTTCCCTACCAGGCGTCCATCTTCAGACCTGGCGATGTCGTCCTTGATGGCCTTGAAAGCCAAGGCCACTTTGCCCACGCCCAGCCGTTGTAGTTCGGCCCTGATAGTCGCGCTGCGGTCAGCTTCCTCGGCTAACAGCCGGCTTCGCCTGTTTTCTTCGACTAAGTCATTCAAGCGCCGCTCAAGCTGTTCGCGGCGCTTTCGCTCGTCTTCCAGTTCGATCTTGTAGGCCGTCTCAGCCTTTGCCTGCTGCGCGCGCGTGAACTCCTCGACAACTTGCCTCACCAGCGATGCCACATCCAGGTGCTCAGGCTGCGTCGATGGAGCGCCGTCCGGTGCCGGTTCCTCCACGGTCCTCCTTTGTGCCGGCTGGCGGCCGGAACGATTCATCAATTTCGTTAGCAATCTGAGTCTTGATGTCCTGGCGTGCATCGCAGAAATATTTAAAAGCCAATTTTTTGAATAACTGTGTTTTGAAGGTGTCGGACTGGATGCCAAGGTCCAGCAGCTTCTTGGCATCATCTAACTCGACACTGAAGTCACCGATATCAAACTTGTCGAGACCCGAGACGTCGATCGACAGGCCATCCTGCCGCGCGGCTTCGATCGCGCGGAGCACCTGCTTCATGGTGTGCTTGACGGCGTCGCCATAGGCCCGCAGAACTTCCTGCGTGACGCTGAAGTCGCGTTGTTTGCTGAGTCCAGACTGGCTGACGTGCGACGAGCTGGTTCCTCCGGCTTGTACCATGAGATAGCAAACCCGATAGATCTCGTCCTTCAGCCGCTCCAGATTATCGGCCGCGATCTGAAATACATGCCCTTCAGGCTCGGTCCAACCGAAGCGGTCCTGCGGCCCGAGCTGAATGTAGTACGACTCGCCTACAATCTGGCTCCACTCCCTCTCTGAATAGATAACGGGAGTAGCGAACAAGCCCATGGTAAGCGCCCAGGAGAGAGCGTTCGACTTATTGAAGTGCTCGAGTTGCAGCAACGCGGCCTTGTTCATAAGCCACAAGCCGTCAGAAACGCGAAGCTCAAAGAGGGGCACCTTGGATTGCGACGCCAAGGCATGCCGCCCCTCGTCCACCAGATCGATACCACCGGAGCGGCCACCCGGCTCCTGGACCGACCTGAATGTCTTGAACGTTTCGCGGTCGTAGTGGATCCACCGCGTCTCTTTTTGCCAGCTTTCGCTGCTCACACTTGCTTGCCGCAGCCACGATGTCCGGACCGTTACCCATTCAAGCTGCCCGTCGCAGTCGTAACTCCAGTTGATCAATTCCTCCGGGGAGTAATCCGCCAGGAAAGCGCGCGACTTACCGCTGGCATCCTCTTGGGCGCGATTGGCGATGGGTCCGGGGATGCGGGGAAAGTCCACCACGATGTAGCTTTTCCCGGTGATCAAGGCCTGCACAAGCTGCTGGCGAAAGAACTCCGCCAATGTCGTGCCTTTCAAATCGCAGTCTTCGGAGAACGCGGTAAAAAACGATTGCCCGGCTTCATTTGTTCCCGAATAGGTTACGATCGGCTCCCGCCTGATCAAGGTCGCGGCGTACCAATCGATAACTGAGCCGATATAGTTTTCATAAAATACACGGTTGAGGCGTTCAAAATAGACGTCGTTGGGCTCTTTACTGCGCCGTACCAGATATTCGGCGGCATGCTCGCGGAGTTGCTCGCCGCCGATGTAGAGGTCTTTATACTTGCGCCACATCGCTTTGCAGCCGAGGTACTCGGGATGTTCGAGATTGATATTCAGCATGGCCGAGATCTACAACAAAGGCTGGTTACGGTCTCCGATAGGCTGCAACGGACGGCATTCTTGCCAAAGCAGATAGCCAAGGGCGTCGGATAAGTGGGTACGGCGCCGGTCTTTCTCTTTATCCGGAAGGGTACTGTCGGCTTTATAGCATACTTGCTCAAAGTCTTTTATCAATTCCGTGCAGTTGCGGCTAACCAATAGCTGAATGTCGCCAGACGCAGTTCGCAGCTTGGCATTGGTCAAGGTAAAGCGATCTCGAAGCCCCGGATTGGCTTTGGGAATTTTGTAATGTAGAACACCGTTGTAATTTGCCGCGAAATACTCGCGTACAACGTGATAGTCTGACGTTCCCGTGGTCTGCTGCGTATTTCCGGAGGCATCACCGTATACGACGACTCCACGGGGATGGGCTGGAAAACGGCGGTTGAATTCCTCGCAAGCCTGCAGCGTGCTGGCGTGGCGCAATACAATCTCGTCCAGGACGTAGACGGTTCCGTTGATGATCTGAACGACCACGGAACACATCGGATCTACGTTAAAGTCCAATGCCCACAAGAGCGGCGCCGTGGGGCGAACCTGCAGATCCACCACGTGTTCTTCACGGCTGAATGCATAGTAGACCAGGCCGGCCTGTACATTGAGATATTGTCCGAGCGCCTCCTGCTGATAGAAGGCCTCATCGTAACTGCTTTTCAGCAGGTCGTAGAAGTCGGGAATCTGCTCGAGGAGATAGTGATTTTCAAAGGGCTTCGCGAGGATGGTGTCGTAGGCTGGGCTTGGCTCTGATATGAACTTTCGGTAGACCCAGTCGTAACCTTTTGGCGTCCAGACCGCAAATCCGCAGAGCCGCTTAGCATTGGGATCCCGCAAGCGCCCTTCGAGGACGAGCCACGCCGCCTCGGGCGTGTAAGTCAGTTCGTCCAGAGCAAACCATGCCAGGTTGGTACCGCGCAAGCGCTCGAACTCATCCACGGAGCGGCAGAGGACGCGAGAGCCGGTGTCCGTCATAGTCAGCACGTTGTCGCCCTTGCTGTACTCATAGGGAATGTAGTTAGCATTGAGAATGTCAAATAGCGTTGCCAACGTAGCGTCGCGTAACATCGGATAGGTTGGTGCGCCGATCAAGCCAACCCGCCCGGCGTTGATGT